GCGAACTGAAGGCAGAAACCTAAACTCATAGGCGTAACCTACTGACTTATAAGCCATGTACTGGGCATCGCTCACGCTTTCGTTATTATTCGCTCTCATGTTGAACCTTGCAATGGCTTTACCAATTAAGGGCACAACGAAGTGCTTACCAAGCAAGTTACTGGGAACGAACAATTTCGAGAGAAACGTGGCTTTGAATAGCTGATCGTGCCGAAAAGTTTTAGCTACCATATTGGCCTCAGCCGCTACAGAATCGTAAATCTTCGTGGCATAAGCAACCTTACCCCGAAACTTGGCTATCATGTCATCACCCATGATTAAGATGACCGCGTCGCGCGGTTTAACCTGCAAACAATAAGCCGTAGCAATGCAAGCATTGAGAATGCAATTCCGAAAAGTGGTCATGGCAAATCCAGTAGGCATGCTGTTCTTTGTCTTGAAGGACACCCCGTGAACTGAGCTCTTGACTCTATAGTCATTGGAAAGCATGTCCAATCTAACTAACCATTCAGGGGCTCCCAAAGCACGCTGAAAAGCGCCGACCACTAAGGAAACATCTTTAGTTTGGGTCTTATCATTTGCAGAAAAATCAGTCTCCATCCAGTAATCCTCCGCATGCTGCCTCTCCAATTCCGGTACGAACTGTGTCGGCAGCTTACGATACGGAGTGCGAATTCGCAGCGGACCTTCCATATTGGTAAAAGCATCATCAAGTCTTTTCATAAGCTGATTAATAATTGGCCCCGCAAGTGCGTTATGCAAATCCGAAGATTTGTAAATAACGCGCGGAGCCCAATTGGGCTTATTATGGACCATCAATGCCTCTACTTTGGTGAAAAGGTCCTTATTGCGATAATCGTCGACTGTGCTGAAGTCGAGTTTTTCCATAGCTGCTATCATACGGCCCTTCTTCTCGTCGCCAAAAGCGAGTAACCATTCCTCAAACAATTGCTTCGACCAATGAACAGTAGGCAAGTTCTTTGGTAATATTTTGTGAAGCAAATGGTTTGAAGCCGATACCATGCGCGGAGTCCAGCGCTTGTCGGTGGAATAGTTACAACGCTTATTGAAAGCGGCGACAAAATTGTGATATCCATTGTCCGGGACCACCGGATGCAAATTGCGCACGAGTGGCCCGCACTGACGCGACACCCTGAGGACATTGTCCAATGTCTTTGGAAATCGCATTTTAACGCCCTTGACGGGTTCAAAGAAAGGCTTAGCTATAGCATGATAACTATCGGTTCCGGCGACATAGTTGTAACGTGTGTGCCCTCGGAGCATCTCGACCTGCTCCGAGGCGATCGGAACTGGTGGTGGTGTTGGTGTTGGTGTTGGT